TCTTTGCCATGATCTCAAACAAGAACATGTCGAAAGCGTTGTAGTCTTCTGAAAGGTAAATGTTTTGAGCCCAATGATCGGCTGAATGACTAGTTTTATCATCTAGCTCATCACTGTTCAAGATTTTTCTAACTACTTTGTTTAAACGCTCATTAGTTGATTCCCGCATCTAAATTCTCCTTATCCAAAACATCTTTAATCTTATTTACTGCCTTTTTAACATAGTGAATGCTCATACCTGTAGGTTTAGTTAAGGCAGAGTAATTGATCTTCCCATCATTTGCAAGAATGTTCGGATCTTTGATAATAGCAGACACTACCTTCTTAACATCTTTAGGCTGATCCTTCATGAAATCTTTAAAATCAATTGCCGATAGGTCTAAGTTGGATTTGGTATCTTCAATAGCTTGATGAATATTCCCATCCCCTGACCAAGGATCAGAATCAAGAGATACCTGCTTATTCCTAAAGTTCATTCTCTTGGTTAAAGGAACACCTTTCTTAGCTTTCCTGTTCCATAAAACAGTCTTAGTGTATTGATCAAATAGCTTAGTATCGAAAGCTTCATCAAAAGATTTACCAGTCTTCTTCTCAAACCCCGATACTGATTCAATAGCTGCTACACAGAGATCGGAATAATTATCCTCAGGAGTAGCTACTGCATCATCACCAGAAATCTTCATGGATATTGTATGCATTAACTTACCATAACGCTCTTCATAAAGAGCCCACTGCTCATCAGTAAGAGCCATAAATATCCTCCACGATCACCTTAATCTCTACTTGTCCAAACTGTGGACGAGGTCCATCACCATTGTACTCCTTAGCATAACCCTTCTCAATGAGAATCTGGGAAAGAGTAGTAGTGGATCTGGACGTAATTGGATGCCAGAAGTAGATATCCCCAAGCAACCTGCCAAACTTATCAAACTCGTGGGACATAATCCTAACGGTATAGCCCTCATCGACACGTTCGTTAATATAGGTTTTCACCCACTCACCAACGGCCTTGCCTGCATCCCTCTCATCACCTCTTGCTTCGGGACAATTAATACCAGCCAGTCGGAGGTTTCCCTCCCACCGGCATCGAACACCGAGGTCGATGGTGACGTTAATGCTGTCACCATCAATCACTCGGCAAGAAATAACCTTGAAATCAAACGTTTCTTTGCTCATAGTTTATACTGCCCACCAAGCGGCATCGTTCACGTTCTGTGGTGGTCCGAAGTAGGTTATAACCTCATCACATCGGGATTTCAAGGCTTCATCTTCAGTCCATCTGCTAAGAATTCTCAGGGATGGAAGCATCCAGCGTTGCATACTGTAAACGTACACATCATCGTTGGTTGCTGTTAAATATGAATTTTCAGGGAATGGGATACCAGGGTTGTTTGGATCCCACCTGACTGCATAACAAGCTCTCCACTGCCCTTCGTTAGTCTTGAAGAATGCGTGCTTTGCTACAGTCTCAGCTAGAATCAGTGAGATATCCCTGGCTCTAGCGTTACCAGTAGCTTGCCACACAGCCCAGAGACCCATTGATGCAATAGCTTCTTCCCAACATACCCAGGCTCTAATTGCATTACCGTTAGAGTCCAACCATCCATACTTCCCGCCAGTATCCCTAAGAACCCTAACAGTTCTATTACTACCAGAAGGGAGATTGTTAAATGATGCGTTGTCCCATACTGCGTTAACATAACGATTAATGATGGGTAAAACGTCACTAAATCCCAAGGAATACATGTGAGATAGAGACTGGAGGACTCTACCTACGCCTCTTGGAGTGGGCACATACCCAATAGTCCATGCCATCTCAAGCTTCTGTAGTTCGATAAGATCCTCAATGGTCCTCTTAATAGAGGGATCACGAGTTAAAGCATACATGCCCAAAAGCATGTTGTCCGACCTATGTTGATCATCGGAAGTAGTATACCCACCAACCCAACCAACAGGGATAGGCCAACCAAGCATATCATTACGACTAAACCTTTCATCAGGTCTCAGTTGGTATAAAGTTGTACTATGCAAATTAGCTTTCATTGGACTGCCGTCGATTTCCTTATTTGCATAAGGGCGAAGCATCCACGCTTGAGTGCAGAATCTGTATTGCCACAAAGCCCAAGGTTCCTCCATGGTAACTACAAGATCGCAGCGAGAGGCTCCAAAGTCTGGTTGTTCGCCTGTCTGGCCAGAATTCGGTGGCTGTGCGTATGGGCGAGGATCCATCTCATCCCCAACACGATTCAACTGATTGTTAAAATCTGAAAATGCACGGTTAAGGTCCGACAAAGCGTTTGCATGTTTTTCAGGAACCTTTCCAAAGGCTAGGTAATCACCATCCCAACAATCTGTAACCATCCCAACAATTGGGGCTTCTTGTCTTGCAGCCAAGTTTTGATATTTTTCTGCTGTCCCCCAATCAATATCAGGAGATCCCTCTGGTCCAGCCCCAATAAACCCAAAATTCTCATAAACTCTAGCTCTCTCCCAGGTTCTAGGAGTAACTAACTCATGGATCCAGACTTTTCCATAATCAACCCAGGTTGGACCTCTTAGACCCTTTCTCTTCTTTTGGTCTACTATAAAATACTCGCCAAGTTCCATTTGTAGTGATGGGACATTTTCAAGAAATCTACTTCCAGAATCCTGTACTTTCCCATAAACTGCTCTTACCGAGAAGTTTGCTACTTCTTGATTGTGAAAGAAATCAATCCATCCTTCAATGCTAATATTGTATACCATGATTCTAGTTATGAAGTAGAATCTAGTTCTAATAGCATTTGAATCTTCAATCTTATAGTAGTTATTAGGCTTTGGCCCACTAGTATAGAACTGCATGGGATCAGAAGTATAGTCGTCTAAACTAAACTTAGGAAGAAGCTTTTCAGGAGCATCAGCTACCCAGTCAGACCACATGAACTGGCCATACTCATCGCCTAAATGTTCAGCATGGAACTGCCCCACAACTTTCTCGAAAGGAGTGAGAGAAGCTTTTACAAAAAGTTCATTACCATTAAATACAGCAGGGAAACTTCTTGATGGCTCTGCTCCATCGTCCAATACAGTAACATAACCTTGTTGGTTATGATAATCATCAGCTACTGAATCAGGAACTCCCATTGATACCCACGATGTTTGTGGATAGTTCACAGATAAGTTGTGTAATTTTACTTTCATCCGTCTACTCTTTCTTGTTTAGTTTCTCTCTGATCTTTCCCCATGCTGAGGAGACTATACCCGCAAATATCCCGCCAAGGCGACTCATCTCCATATGTAGGATCAGTAGCCAAGCGAAACAGTTTATCAACAACTCTACAAATAGTGAGCACATCCATGTATTGATCAGGATTAATGCCATTTGGGAATAATACCTTTAAGATTTTGTGGGACTTTCCAAAAGAGTCCCCATAGGCTGCCTGCTTTTCAGCAACTAACTTACCAACGCTTTTTCCTAGATCTTCGTAACTCACCGTCATTCCTTGAATTCCTTTTTAAAATATACTCTCTACTAATACCCCTGCGGTCCATACCTAAGCAATAACCGCATGTTCTAGACTTGTTGTATTCGTATAAATCAGCTATGTCGCCGCACGAATCACACCTTCCTCTTTTCTTGAGGTTCCGCATACTTTTCAATATCCTTTTTGAAACCCACGATAGACTTCCTGAGTCTCTCTAGAGTCTCCCCCAGCTTCTCTGCTGAGTCTAAAAGATTATCGCAGCGGCTCTCAATTTCTGTTATTTTACTATTGAGAGTGACGAATACTAGATGATCATCCATCAAGGGTTACCAATGTCATTATAGTAAGGGTGATTAGGAAAAAGAAAATAATCCTAAACGTTTTAACAGGATTTCTAATCATCAAGCTCACTAGACATCCAAGTAATGATTGGATCATAAATAGATTGCTGGACTAAGACTGACATATCACCACCGGCTTTTGCGTAATCCAAGGATGCCAGAGATCTAGCCCTGGCAATTTGTAGAAGAGAAGCAAATGCTTTGAACTTCTTAGTCTTTTTAAGACTACCTACCCTAATTCGGAAGGTCTCCAAGTCAGCGGAGACCCTTGTGAGATACGTCACTAGCTCTTTCTGTTCGTTAATACTCATGACCTAATTATAGGGATTGATTTGAGGATTTCAAGAACTAAGTGAAATGGTATTGATAATTTGAATCTTATCTTCCCAGACTTGAGCATCATAAGTCTCTGTGCCGTTGTCTGGGCGTCTATTAGATAGTATCTCGTCTGCGAGAGGCAAAGCCACCAGATTCTTAACTACCCTCTGAATATCTCTAGCCCCATATTCGTCTGAGTATCCATGCTTAACAACGTAACTAACAATCTCTGGAGTTGCTTTGATTGGGTATTTAGAAAGGGTCATCTTTGCGATCTCCCTAATATCCTTATCTGTGAGATCATTGAAGAACACAAACTCATCAATTCTTCCTCTAAATTCCGGGGAGAAAGTTGTTTCCAATGACTTCAAGATTTCTTCCTTGTGGCTTTCTGAGCTTGGATAGTTCCCAAACCCAACAAGATTCGTCTTAAGATCCTTTAGACCACAGTTTGAAGTCATGATGAAAATGGATTCAGAAAAGCTAATCTCGTTACCAGAGTTATCGGTGACAGTGCCAGTATCCAACAAGCTCAATAGAATATTGAAAAACTTTGGATGAGCCTTTTCAATCTCATCGAACACAATTGTCCACTTGTTAGACTGATCTGCTTTCTCCTTCATAATTGAGGATTCAGAGTGTCCAATATACCCTGGAGGAGATCCTAGTAACTTGCTAATCTCATGTCCATTAGTAAACTCTGCACAGTTAATAACCCAGAAGTTAGGAGAGAACTTCTCTCCCAACTTTCTAGCAAGCTGTGTCTTACCTCTCCCTGTCTTACCAATAAAGAATAAGTTAACATGGTTACTAAATTTAGCTGCCTTAAGCTTTACTGCGTTACACACGGATGTGATGGCTTCATCTTGTCCAACAATGTTACTCTTCAAGAACTCTGATAGGCTCTCGACATCTTTGATGGACTCGATTGTGTATTTATCCTTCTTATTATCAGGATTCTTGACCTTCTTTTTTGTCTTCTCTTCTAGCTTCTTCTTGAATTCTTCATCCTGCTTAGCGTCTCTTAGAAGAGTATCCAGAACAACTGATTCTGGAAGAATCTCGTTAACTTCATAGCAAACGTACTCAATCCTAAGTTCAGGGTAGTATTCAATGATAGCTTGGTAATAAGCACCTAACAACCTGTATTCAAGAAGAGGATCATCTACAGTATCCTTCAGCTTTTGAACTTCTTCCATTCTGCTAGTAAATGTAAAGATCTCTTCCTTAGTAAGACATCCTTCAATTACAAGCTTAACATACTTTACGAAATCGAATTCACCAACCTTGGTAGATTTAATTAATCTTAGAAGCTTATTGAAGACAATCTTCTGCTGTCTATCAGTAAGTCTTCTGAGTTCGATGATAGAATTTAATTCTGCTGAAAAAGCTTTAAGGTTGTTAGGCTTCTTAGGCATTAATCATCCTTGTTGAGTAATGAGTTTAGGTTACTAAAAAATGATCCTTTAAGTTCTTGGGACGCGGAACCTGTTTTACCTTCTAGATCCATCTCCTTCAACTGGTATTTCTGCATAGTTTGAGCTAATTTTAATAGCTTCTCATTAGAAACTCCCATCTGGTTAAGAGCTTGAGTGGATGCCGAGATTAATTTAGTGAATGCGTCCACATTTGAATTCCCTTCTTCATCAGAATCAACTCTAGTCCCTAGATCACGTAAAGCTGCTTTGCACTCATTAAAAAGTTCAGTAGCTGCATCTCGATCTGCGCTAGCGTTGTCCTTTATCTGTTTGACCAGACGATTCATCTTCTGGTCGCTCCACATTTTGTTCTTCAGGATGTAGTTTGGCATAATAGAAGTCCTCTTCTTCATCTGCAAAGTCTTCCATAAAATCAGGAAGGTCTCTATGGCTATTTAGCCTTGGTTTACGATTTCCAAAGCTTTTCTCTTTTCTATAAGTTTTTCCCATGGCTTTCCTTCAAAGAACCTAGGTAATAACCCTTTAAAACTGAATTAGTATACTTGAAGTAAAATGGAAATGACCAGTCTACTGGGGTAATTATTTTATCCAACATCGTGACGTAAAGCAACAAGTTTAAGATGGATTCAATTATGGAAATGACACCATAAATATATAGACCAACTCTTTCTAAGATGAATCTCATTTGGACTCCATCAAGGTTTCCATGTATTCTCTAAAAGCTTGCTCTCTAGTGAGACCCGATTCTTTCTGCTCTCTTGTCATTCTGAATCTTTTACCGGTCTTTTTCTTGTAGTCATCAATATCCATAAAAGGAGCATTGATATCATTATTATTAGACAATTGTTTTTTAAGAGCTTCATCAATTAGACTGCTTAACCTATCTTCTAAGTTTATCATAGATATATTATAGTTTAACTGAGAACATGTCTCTAATTTTATCTAGCTCTGCATTCTTTTTAGTTGGATCTAAAAGAACTTCAGACAAGTGATTCTTTTTAAAAGAAATATCGCCCACAGACCTCCTTCCTGATGCAGAAATATCAATTAAACCATCAGTAGCTAACCACTCCTCTAGGCCGTAGTATGGATCTAGGCCCTTATCAAACTCTACCTTGAACTCACACTCAAGATAAGGAATACCTAGCTTGTTCTTCTTGGATTGTACTCTTCCCACAATACCTGTAGGTTTCTTACCGTCCTTAATAACGTCACTAGTCTTGTTGGAGGTGGTATGTAGGTCCGTTGATAGGTAGAACTCCAGAGCCTTACCACCGGCAGCGGTAGTTTCTGGGTTACCATACATAACATTAATCTTACTACGAATCTGGTTAATAACCAGAAGTGTCGCCCGATTATTACGAAGCATGGTGTTGATCTTGCGTAGGAGGGATCCAAATACCACAGCCCTACGAGCACCGTCAGTATTAGAAATGTCCGATACTGAGTCTCTCTGTAGCTCCTCAGCGGTTGGTAGAACGGCTACCGAGTCGATAACAAACAGGATAGGAGTATCCTTATCATGCTCCCTAATCTGCTTGATAGTTTCCTGAACATCACCGAATGCCTCCTCCAAAGTTCTAGGAGTGGAGTATAGTAGTGTCTCAGCATCAATACCAAGCATACTGCCGAAGCTAGGAGAGAATGTATTCTCGGCATCTAGCATCTTGCAATACCACCCAGCCTTCTGGGCACTGGTTAGGAAAGTAGTAGCAAACAGTGTTTTACCTGTGCTGGAGTTTCCTCGTAGCTGCATAATGCCCCCTACGGGGATGCCTTGGTCATACTTACCGGTAATGACCCTATTCAAAGCATAGCACCCTGTAGAAATATATTCTGTAGGTGCCAGTTCACTAAGAGCTTTGTTGCCCTTTAGCCTAGCTAAAACGTCTTTATTCATAGTTGGTATAGATTACCTTACTGATGCCAGCTTCTTCGATCATTATCTGGCAATCCTCACAGGGCTTGGAGTTTCTAGCGCCCCTGCGATAGATAATCATAGTCGCGCCCTCTACATTATTACCAAGCTTTTTGGCCGAGTATAGGGCTGCTCCTTCTGCGTGAAGAGTCTTGAACCCATCCTTGCTACCAAACTTTGGATGAGTCTTATAGCTGTTGTAACCAAAGCCTAGAAGCTTACCTCGCTTAATAATAGCGGCTCCTAACTTAAACCTGAGTGGGCTCTTGCTACTCTCAGTAATAGCAAGAGCCCAAGTCGGGTCATCTTCTTCAACGTCGTAAGTCTCGATCAGTTCCATTGTTCAAACTCTCTTGTAGGCCAAACGTATTCAATGTTATCAGGTTCAGACCATCCAAACTGACCATACCACACAGGATCCTTGCGTAGCAGGTTGGAACGATGGCTGGCATGGAGCTTCTCCCACCCAAACCACGGCGGCATTTGGATATTGTCGGGGAGATCGTAGTGCTTCATAGTGTTGTTATAGCCTCTACGGACCCATTCGTCAATACTTAGGTTATGGTAGAGCTTGAGAGCGGGTAGGTAACCGTTCCACATGGTCCTAGCCGGGTGGTTAGCCCAACCCTTAACCTTTTCACCACGCTCAAGCTTGAGAGTGCTATTAACTAGCTGCATAGCTTCTACACGTTGCTTGCCCAAGCGACGGTAATCTAGGCACTGAAGGGATTTAACAATACTTGGATACGGAAGAAAAGTTTGCATTTTTAATACAGTCTAATTTATTAAACTAGGTCAATAGTATAGGCATATTGGCCCATATTACAATGAAAAACTATCTGAAAAATATAAATAAATATACACACTTAAGTGATATGCCTGATAATCCTAACAACCCAGTCACCCGTGCTGATCTTAATCAACAGCTTGAGATCCATGCTAAGACTATAGAGCTTCAGATCCTGCTGTCAAGGCAGCAGGAGGAGCTTTTGGAGAAAATAGATGATCACAAGGAGAACATAAGAGCTATCAGGAAAAGTTTGCAGACAATCGAAGATAGAACGTGGAAGCAAGGATGGTTATTCTGGGGGATTATTTTCTCTATGCTTTCCACGGCAGGAGCAGTGATTACTAACTTAGCACAGTAGACCCATGGAAAAACCTGAAGATTATTTTGAGCTTTTAGAAGTTATTAAACGCATGAGAGAGGATGATTACCCTCAAAATAATCATGAAGTAGATGAGATAGAACAAGTTAAGAAATACGAACAAGATATCTCAGATCTTAATACTAAGTTAGATAACGAAATAAGATTTAAAAAGAACTACTTCAG